TGAACGAAATAACACGTTCACCCGCAAGAGCATTAAATTTATCAGCATTTCCAAGTGCCTCATCATCTTTAGGACTTGTTAAGCCAAATGTTGAGAACACACGCAAAGCACCCACACGTGCAGGAGCGCCAGAACCAGAAATAGGTTGAGGTGTTTTAAGTAATTCTTGCAATAAACCAGCTTGTTCAATAGCTTTACCTGATGATACTTGCGCTGCACCTAAACGCTTGGCATCTAATTCAGCTATTGTTTTAGCGCCCTCCTCTGACCCTTTAGAGCTTGCTGAGGCAGATACTTTGGTTTCTGATATTTTCCTATCGACTCCACCTGTAAATGGCACACGAACTTGTTTGCCATCAGCTCCTAGCTTATAAATAAACTGTTGGTCATTGTTGACATCTAAGTAAACAGGCTCTCTAGTAGTTTCAGCAACACCAACTTCTTTGATGTTTGCAGCAGTTGCCTTTTCACCTTTAGCAGTCAAACGTCTTAATTCTGCTAAACGAGTAGTCAATAAATTCTTAGCACGAGTACGCTCTGGGTCTGCGGGTAGATTTTCAATTTGACCTAATGTGTCTTCCAAAGTGGCAATCTCATTGGCAATTTGAATATCGTTAGGAGTTGCTTGTTGACGCTCACGTTTTGCCGTTGCCTCAGAAGCCAATGCAGCCGCTAGTCTCTGTTTGGTTTGAGCAACATCACCTTGTGCTTGACGAGCATATTGAGCCAAAGCCATAGCACCTTGTTGGTCACCCATCTGTGCCAACATCTGAGCGCCTTTTAAGATTGACTCAGGATCAGACTGGTCTATCTGTTGAGCAATAGTGTTTCTAGCACTAATCATCTTTAGTTGTGGGTCTTCTATGCCCATAGCACCGCCAATAGCGTTACCAAGCCCTCTAGCACCCGCATAGGTCATTGCCGTACCACGAGATACGGGGTCTAGTTGAGCAAGTTCAACACCCTCACGCAAAGCACTTCTACGCTGTTGTTCACCATACATTTGCGGGTTTAAACCGAATAGACCCGCTACGATATTTTCTGCCATGATGATTCCTTATGAATAAAGCGAGGGATACAGGGCTTCTGTTGCCCTAATTTGAGCTGGTGTAATTCCTGCTGTCAAACTTGCTTGGGGGGTACTACCAAACAAGCCACCAATTGCTTGGCTAAACGCATCAGAAGAACCAACTCCACCCAAAAGTGTTGAATAGGGATTAGTAGTAGCCGCTTTCCCTGTTGCTAATGCTACGCTTTGTTCAGCACCCGCCAATCCCAAACGACCTACATTAGCACCCGCTTGAGCAGATTGCTGACCAAGAGCCGCACCCATTTGTAATGGTTGTTGCGCCAAAGTCTCCAAGTTCTGCACTTGTCCCAAAGCAGTTGTGTAAGGCGCATAAGCGGCTTGTTGACCACCATAGTATTGACCCATAGCTTGTGAGCCTTGACCAAGCAATCCCGCACCAAACAGAACATCTTGTTGACCAGCTCTTTGAGCATTAGCCGCCAATAGAGCCTCTTGTTGCGCTCTAGCGTTAAACAGAGCTTGCAGTTCAGGAGTAGTAGCACCTAAATTGCCACCTTGAGCTACAGATAAACCGCCACGACCTTGTTGTTGCAGTTTGTTTTGCAGATTAGCTAACTCTAACTCACGACCTGGTTGCAACAAAGCCATCTGTTGATTTAGATAGTTCTGTGCAACAGATTCAGGAGATTTAGCAATATATTTATTGCCAAGGCTAAACAGATTCTGTGCGCCAGTTTGTAAAGGAGCAAATTGAGCTTGTGCGCCTTCAGCCTGTGTTAGACCTTGACCCGCTAACGTAATCAATCTGTCTTGAGCATTTTTGGCTTCAGGGCTTAGTGTGTACCCTGCGCTTGTCAATTGACCAGTCTTAGGATCAAAGCCAAACTGTGAAGTACCAAATCTAGTTGTCATTCCAACAGGTCTAAACTGAGCCGCAGCTTTAGCGGAAGCAGTCTCAGCATCAATCATTGCTTGTGCTTTTTGAGCCGCTTCTTTAGATGTTTGTGTTTGTAGAAGACCACCCGCAGTAGTTGTAGCACTTTTTAGCAATGCGGCAATTTGAGCTGCCGTAAGGCCACTTAGACCTTTAGTTAGACCAGTAACTACACCAGTACCCACACCTGTGCCTACTCCCGTGCCAAGACCAGTACCGAGACCTGTGCCTACTCCCGTGCCTACTCCCGTGCCTACTCCCGTTCCAACACCTGTACCTAAACCAGTTCCTACGCCTGTGCCGACACCTGTACCAACGCCCGTACCAACACCTGTACCAACTGCTGTACCACCCGTAAGCGCAGCGCCTGTTAAAGTTCCTGCCGTCAAACCACCTAGTTGTTCAGCAAGTGTCAATGCTCCTAAAGTACCACCAGTGCCACCAAGAGACATATCTAGTTGAGTCAACTCAGATAAAGTCAATCCTGTATTGCCAACAGTTCCACCGCCACGAAAGAGACTCTCAAATCCACCGCCAAGACCGCCAAACAATGCCGCCCCACCCAAAGCAAACTTTAGGAAGTCTTTGCCAGCATTAACTTCTTGTGTAGTGCCAGTGCGTACAAATGTGCCATCTGCATTGTATTGTTGATATTTTGATCCAACAGGGTCTCTGTAGTTAACATCGCCAGTAGTTTTAGATGTGTAAACAGTCTCAAGATTACCAATTTGCTGATCTTCACCAGAACCAAAAATTCGGTACTCAGGAACAATGCGAGTGTCACCTAGCGTTATGGAAGAACCTTGAGGAACAGTAGCCGCTACACGAGCCGCAACCTCTCCCTCTGATACTCCAACAGCTTGAGCCATTTGAGCAGGGGATACCCCGTAGGTTTCCATAGCCGTGACGATCTGAGCATCAGTCAGGCCAGGTGTTTGCAGAAAACTTACAATTTGTTCATTACTTACAGCCATAATCTAGCTCCATTCTTAATACATATTCATGTTTATCAGGCTACCAAGCCCAAATAAATACTGCGCCATCACCGCCTCGGCCTCCAAGGGATGCGCCAGAAGTAGTGCCCCGACCACCGCCACCACCTCCGCATCCAATGCCGCCACGACCGCCATTTCCGCCAGCACCAGCGGTATTTTTACCACCACCACCCGCACCGCCAACACCAAGCAGTATTGGTTGATTGATGAAATAGCCATCAGCACCATTGCCACCAGTAGTTCCCGCACCGCCTGATACTGTGGGGTATCCATATTTTGTAGCTACGTTACCGCCAGCAGTAGTTACGACACTTGAGCCTCCACCACCGCCAGATAAAAATGTAGTTGTGGATGCTGTAATTGCAGTTGTTACAGCCGCACCGTCTTGTCCAGCAATAGAAGTAAAAATACCAGAAGCACCAAAATAATTATTTGTATATGCAACCGCGCCTGTACTTCCAGAAGCAGTATTAGCTACTAATAAAGTGTAACCATCAGGTGTATAGCTAATTTGTGAACTCCCACCATTAGCACCAGATGCACCACCTCCACCAGCTTGTACACGTAACACATCAGGAATAAAAATGGCAGGGCCAATCCAAGAAGTAACAGCACCAGAGCCACCACCAGCACCACCCGCAGTAGTAGAACCAGCTCGACCACCAGCCCCACCGCCAATCATCAATATACGCACCATTGAAACGCCACGGGGCTTTACCCAATCACGCAGACTTCCAATAGAACCGCCACTACCAAAAAACTCTTGGTAGTTGGCAGATTGTGGTGAAGCAAAATTAAAAGTATCTAGCATCTTGTCACCATGTAATTATTACGACCATACCGTCACCGCCTTGGGATGGGACAAATGTAGTGCCGTCATTTGCACCACTACCACCACAACCAATTGCAGTTCTTATACCAGTTGTCCCAGTCATATTTCCACCATTAGAAACACCAACAATAATTGGCTGAGTCATAAAAAACCCAAACTTTTCTGCCGCTACAGAGTAACCATAATTTGCAGTCACACCCTGTCCATTTGATGTGCCACCAGAAAGAAATGTTGTGGTTGAAGCAGTTGTAAGTGTTAATGAACCAGCTTGACCAGCAACAGACTGAAAAAATCCTATTGGAGTAAAGTAGTTTGCAGTCATGGCTGCACCGCTAGTGCCACTAAGGTCTGGGCCACCAGCACCACCAGCACCAGCAGTTAATAAATCGTATCCTGTTCCAATTTTTTGTTGATATACAATTTTTGTATCTGTTCCAGCGCTAGCACTACCTCTTCCAACTACAACTTGTAAATCATCAGGTATTAAAAAAGCTGGACACATAAAATTTGTCACAGCGCCAGATCCCCCTCCCCCAGCACTGCTTCCAGCACCCAAAATGCCACCAGCACCACCCGCACCAATTAAACTAAAATAAACAAATGATGCGCCTTGAGGCTTAATCCATCTTCTTGAATTAGTATGGTTTGTGGTTGCAGAATCACCACCATTAAAAATCTGAATGTTTGCGCCTTGTGGCGTTGGGTATTTAATAGGATATGACATATTACCAACTCGCAATCAGAACGAGGCCGTCACCGCCAGCAGAACCAACAGACCCATCGAAATAATATCCACTTCCACCGCCACCGCATCCAATTCCGCCTTTACCGCCAGTTCCAGCATTTCCACCACCAGTACCACCCCCACCTCCACCTCCACCGCCAAGTCCAAAAATTATTGGTTGCATTTGGAAAGTTCCTGAATTTGCATCATTTCCATTAACAAAAGTGCCTGAAGACGCAGCTCCACCTTTAGCAACATATCCATAATTTGCCGTTGTATCTAGTCCAGCATTATTGTTGACTGTAGTTCCACCAGCACCACCACTTAAAAAAGTTGTAGCAGAAGATGATATTGCGCTAGAAGCATTAGCACCCATTTGCCCTGCTATAGATTGGTAAAAACCCATTGCTGAAAAATTACCTGAACTAGTTGTTGCACCTCCACCACCTCCAGTTGTTAAAGAAGCAGCATCGCCAGCACTAGCATTTAAAAAAGCAGTATTATTTATACCTCTAATAATTGAAGCAGTACCATTTGCTTCAAGAGTTCCAACACCAACAGTTACATTTAAAATATCTGGAACGTGTTGTGCCGCACCATACCAAACAGTTACTGCGCCAGAGCCACCTCCACCAGCACCTTGAGCGCCCGGCCCTGCTCCACCACCACCAGCACCAATCAACAACATATAGACATGGCTAACACCTCTTGGTTTATTCCAAGTGCGTGTTGATCTAGAAGCCGCTGCGGCAGGCGCACCATAAAACGTCTGTATGTCACAACCTTGCGGTCTGGCTATTGGGAATGGAAACATCGTTTAGCCCCAAGTAGGTGCTGTAGCGTTGTCGTTTGTGCAAGTGTATTCAACGTGTTCATCAGGAGCAATAACAGTCCCATCAGCACGATAAACGCCAATGGTGTTGCCATCTTCCATCTTCTGATAGCCAGTTGAATTATCTGTAAAAGTGATTTCAAACCATGTAATCATTTTAGTAATCTCCAGCGATTGTTACGACAGAGTAACCAGTACCAGACGAGCCAGTAGAAGTTCCAAAGGTCACATAAAGCAAATAACTTGCCTCAATAGCAACATTGATTGGCAATTCAAACACACTGGATGCAGCAGTCTGAGATAGCGTTACTGCGGGCAATGTGATCTCATCAAATAGCCAAGTAGCAGTTGTGCTAGTAGTTGTGCTAGTTGAAATGAACACACGGCAAACTGTTGCCGCTGGTGAACCTACAGGGCGAAAACGAATCTTCTGAATGTATGAGCCATTAGCGCCAGCAGTGAATGCTTTAACTAAAGTTCCAGAGCCATCAAGTGCTGTGTTGGCGGTTGGGCCAACAACAAGACCTGAGTTATTGGATGCGACTGAATCGACATTACCAACAATTGAATAAATGGGGGACGTATTTGCGGGCATGATTTACCTTTCAGGGGAGAATACAGTTAATTGCGATGGCCCGAACTAGGCCGATTGAAGTTCCACCGCTTCCAGTAGATGCAATGGTGATTGAACCTGATGCGTTTGTCACAGTGATACCCGTACCAGCAGTCAATGTGGCTTTGGTCAATGTGTTGCCAGTAGTGTTACCAATCAACAACTGACCATCTGTATAAGATGTTTGCCCAGTACCACCATTTGCCACAGGCAAAGCAGTACCAGAATAGGTCATTGCCAGTGTGCCAGATGTTGTAATTGGGCTACCAGTAATGCTGAAAACGCTAGGAACAGAAGCCGCCACACTTGTAACAGTTCCTGATCCACCACCGCCAGAAGCGGCAATAGTTTGATTAGGCCATGTGCCAGTAACAGTTACGTTTGTTCCCGCAACAATACTAGGTGTTGCTGTTCCTGTTCCACCGTTAGCGACAGGAAGTTGTCCTGTTACACCAGTAGATAAAGGCAAGCCAGTTAAGTTGGTTGCTGTACCACTAGAAGGTGTGCCAAGAACACCACCATTAACCAATGGTGCGCCAGAAGAACCTACATTAACCGCTAAAGCCGTTGCTACACCAGTTCCTAAACCTGATACGCCTGTAGAAATGGGAAGACCTGTAGCATTTGTTAATGTTGCGCTTGTTGGTGTACCTAGAATAGGTGTAACCAAAGTGGGTGAAGTAGCGAATACCGCAGAGCCTGTTCCTGTTTCATCAGTTAAAGCACCTAAAAGGTCAGCAGAACTAAATGAACCAAGAGATGCCGCATTGCCTACAGAAGTAACCGCACCTGTGAGGTTGGCGTTAGTAGTTACATTGCTTGCAGTAAAAGAAGTTGCTGTACCTGTGATGTTTGTGCCTACCAAAGCAGATGGAGTCCCTAGAGCAGGAGTCACCAATGTTGGCGAGTTTGACAACACTACATTGCCTGTGCCAGTAGAAGTAGTTACTCCTGTACCACCATTAGCAACCGCAAGAGTTCCCGTGATGTCAGAAGTAGAAAGGCTTACCGCATCCCATGTTGCATTAGTGCCATCAGTTTGGAGATACTTGTTTGCGTTACTTGTTTGGCTTGGTAAGAGGTTATTCAGAGCCGCAGTAGCCGTTGAAGCACCTGTACCGCCATCAGCAATGGCTAAATCGGTGATGCCAGTAATAGAACCACCCGTAATTGCGGCAGCAGAGTTATCTGTCTTTGTCGCAATAGCAGTCGCAATGTTGTTGTATTCAGTATCAATCTCAGCACCCTTGACAATCTTTAAAGGATTGCCAGGTGATAAGTTATCTTTGGTAGCGAAATTGGTTGTTTTGGTGTAATTGCTCATATTTACCTCTTAGGCCATTTTGCCATCTTTGGCTTGAATTTCAATCTTTTGCAAAGAAAATGAAACATTGTTAATTGTAGTTTCATAACCAGTTTGAACAATCTTTCCCGCACCTGAAGCATTAGCAGTCAAAGTTTTAATTGGAACGCCATTTGTGTATTCAGCAGTATTGTATTCAGCAATACCATATTCATAACTGATTTGCGTAGGGATATAGACGTTTTCCGCTTGATATGCGCCAGAATAATCAAAGCCCCACTTGATTGTTAAGTACTGATTTGATCCGCCAATCACAATGGCAGTTACAGACTTCAAAATAGAAATCTGGTTAGGATTTCCTAAGTCAGCATTGTTTGTATAGTAAGCAAATCGGTATGTAGATGAGTCATCAAGATAAGTTCCATACTTACCAATATAACCATTCTTTCCAATGTATAAGTCACCATTACGCAATGAGCGCAAAGCAGTTGGTGCAATAGAGTCCCACTTTGTTACCCTTGAAGAACCATCTTGCAATGATTGCTTAGTGTCAAAGCAATAAACTTGGAATGTTGCTGGTAAAACAAGTAAATAAAAGGCTTCTTTTTCTGAGTAAACAGACTTCAAGTTAGCCAATGTTTCGCTTGCTAAAGATGATGCAAGATCAAAACGAACATTCTTAGACAAGTCTCGCAATGGGGCAGACTTCTCTTGAATTGTCCTCATCAATGAACGAACACCAGAGTCAGACAAGAAAATAACATCAGAGCCAACGCTTTGAATGGTGTCTCTTGCGATGCACCCAATAGAGCCAATTGTGTCGCTTAGAACCAACGATGCGGGTGTAGAAGCGCCAGAATAAACAAGAATCTGTCGTTTACCAAAGATAAACAAGAAATCATTGTGAGCTGCCAGGCCCATCACTTCATCTGCACCATTAGGCCATACACGAGATACATCCAATGATCCTGAAGTGCCACCACCCCATACATGACCCGCAATCAAATCAGAGAAGCTAACAGTTACCTTGTCAGTTGATGTATTAGCCACCCACAAGCGACCAAATGCTGAAATAGCAATGTTGGCTTGAGGAACTGTAGCTACATAACCAGACTTCTCAGAAACTCTGCGATAAGTAGTTGTACTTATAGCGGGGTCATAAATCAAAGGATCGTGACCAGTTTGAAAGAAGTAAGCAATGCCATTCAAAGATGCAGTTTGCCAATTACTTGCAGTGATAGTGGGAGCAGTTCCTCCACCACCATAGGTCAACTCAGTAACAGCGTTAGAAGTACCAAGTTTGAATATCTTGTTGTTGCCAGCAAATAGAACTGTAAGAGTGCCGTCAGTCTGGACTAATTCATGGATTACACCAACATCATTAGCACCTAGATTGCCAGAAGAGGAGTTAACCCTTGACCAACCTTTTCTAGCACCAAGCCGACCATTCTGATCCAAGATGCAGTTGGTTGCAACCAAAGCAAAGCCAGCCCCTAATTCAAGAGGTGAATCTTCAGTATTCAGGCCATAAAAGCCTGGTGCTGAAAGACTGTAGCTTTGAAGTTGTTTAGACATTAGATTGCCACAAAGTTGTCTTCAGGATAACGAGTGCTTTCCATCGCAATAGCATCGGAGAGCATTCCTTTGAACAACGCATAAGCCTCAGAAGAGGCAGTCCCGCCATCCTCACCACGCTCGATTAAAGCTCTTGCATAGGCACTTTGAGTAACTAAGTAGTCTAAAACCTTGACAGAAGTGCCATCAGCAGACAGATTAGCTTGTGGGACAGTTACATCAAACTTAAGTGTATACACGCCATCAGGAACTGGGAACAAATCAATTTTTGTGTCGCCATTGCCATCTACACCACTAAAGCAAAACTCTGAAGGAATAGACTGTGAAGGCGTACCAAAGTTTAGTTTGCGGTTCATGTCCGCAACAGTGGTGTTGTCTAAAGTTATAACACTGGTAGTGTTAATAGCGTCATTGATACGAAACTTCTGACCCGCACCCGTCAACGCATAGGAACTTGTACCAGAAGCAGTAGTAACTGTAATTGTTTGTCCTAAAACATTCCAGTTATAGGAATCTTCAATCTGACGCTTGGCATCATTGACAAACTTGCCAATCAAAGAAGAATAGGTTGTTTCGCCAACAGTAGTGACCGTGCTTTCACGCAAGCGAATCAACACATCGTTAACAAGTTCTAAGTAGGTCATGTTCTTTGCGCTCCATTAATCTCAAATGTTGCAATCACAGACATTGTTGCACCTGTTTCTGAAGTTGCAGTTAAGTAGTCACCTTCTTCCATCACAAAGTATTGACTACTTGTAATAGCATCAAAACTTGTCTTTGAAGTTATAGCAGTCTCAAAGGCAATTGGAATGCTTAAACTAGCACTTGTGTCGTACCAACTTAAACTAATATGTTTATTAGAAGCAGTAGAGTTGGCAACGTGCAAATGCACACAGCTTGCATAATAGCCAGTCGGTACTGTGTACAGCGTAGTAGCCGTAGCAGCAGATAAAACTTTACCGACAGAAACTGGCCTCATTTACTATTCCTCTTAGAGATCGCTTTAGCCTTCGCTTTAGCGTCTTCCTTGGACGTTGCGCCCCAAGCTCTAAGAGATAATAGGAGTCGGGTAGGCTTCCCATCTTTCATCTCAGCGCCAGGCATATTGCC